CAGAACCTACTCCCATCTTATCAACACATATGACTTTTATGTCAGCATTTTTATCTTTAAGAAGTTCTTCGATAACATACGAGCCAATAAAGCCGCATCCTCCAGTAACTAAATACGTCTTACTCATTCTCTAATAATTTTGGGTTCTGTTTGATAGTTTGCAAGGTAATAAGATCCTTTATCTTTGTCGTAGACCATTCATGTGATCTAGTTGTATACACTACCTCCGGAGGTAGATCGTCACCTGTAAAAGGTTTACCAATATAATCTTCTCCTAATATACGAACGTCTGGTTTAAAGAACTTAATTAAGTCTACAAGTTCATCTTCTGTTTGATACATATATACCTCATCAACATACTTGATAGCCATTAATGTCTTGTACCTCTCATAGTAAGGTATGACTGGTTTATATTTTGTATATCGAGTCGATGATGGGTCCCTTTGTAGGAATACAATGAACTTATCACTATGCCTTTTAGCTTCTTCAAAGGTATATATATAGCCTGGGTGAAGTAGATCGAAGTTACCTGCAGTAAAACTTGTAATTATTTTACCAGGGGAATTATTCTTAATCTTATTATACAGAGGGCTTTTCATATATTAGAGCGAGTGCATCTGACTCAGTCATTGGTTCAAAATCATATTTTTCTTTAAGCTTAGTAACATCTAACGTACAATTAGATCTATTGGCTTTAGTATTAAGAGCAGCGAAGTCTACAAACTTCCAATTAGGGTTACCTTTATCTGCTGCTTTCATAAACTCTATAACACCAGCCGTATCTAGAGCATCTGGATTAACGAGATGAAGTACATCATTATCACTCCTAGCTTCTTCAACATACTTCTTAATGAACCTACATAAATCTGGTATATATGTTTTAGAGTTCTTAAAATTAACTAAGTTATCATACTTACGAAGCTTTGATAACACAGATCTTTCTGATGTAATATCATTATCAAACGGCATCCGGATCCGTATAGTTAAGCCATAATCACCAGCTGCTAATTCATAAGCATGCTTTGATTTAGAGTAGAAAGATGACTCAACATCAAACAACCCATAGTTAGGCTCATCTTCTTCTAACCATTCCTTTTCATAACCTGTAAAGATACAACCAGACGAAATATGAATGTACGGAATTTGTGCTGCTTTACAGACTCTGTTTACATTTACTGGGCCAAGTACATTTAGATCCCAACACTCTTTCTTTTTATCTTCTGCTTGATCAACATTAGGACGACCTGTAAATCCTGAGCAGTTAATAACATAGTCAATATTACTTTTGGATAAGAAGGCTAGTAACTTATACTGCTTGTTGTAATCTAGATCAGCTCGACGTAAGACTGTAACGTTGTGATCACTCTTTAAACTATTACTTAAATGAGTTCCTACGTAACCACCACCCAAGATGCAAATATTCATATATAAATATTAACATGGAACGTTAGTATAATCAACTGCTTTTCTTCTTCCATTGCTGTCTTTTCGGACCGCGTTTCTTATATTTTTTGTTCTTTATCTTCTTACATGCTGCGTGTGTTGGTCTACAAGCGGGGTATGAAGAGCCTTTCTTACCTGCTTTCTTTCTGCCGCATGGTCCTCCAGTCTTACAGTTGACCCATCCTTTGAACTTCTTACCAGTCTTCTTATCTGTCCGAGTCTTAAACCAATCTCGTAAGTTCTCTAACAATTCTTTTTGTGTCATTTTATTTTACCGCCTCTGTTTACACATTTCTGAACATAACCTGACGCATAAGCAGAAGGCCATACATCATACTTACGCTTAGCTTTAGCCTGACACTTAGCGCGAGTCTTAGATACCTTCTTTTCAGCATCTTCTTCAGGAACTTCCTCAGACTCAGACTTCTTTCTCTTACCACCCTTCATGTTTGCACACCAGTGATACATCTTCGCCTTCTCACCGCTAGCGTTTTTTGCTTTCTTACGAAGCTCTGTCACAGAACCATTACAACTAGCCCCTGACTTCTTAACGCGTCCAGGACGACTCTTACCCTTTTTTTTACCGTCAGCAAAGTTCTCAAGATAGAATGACTTAAAATCTTTCACGTAAATATTTACTCTTCTATATAGAGTTTTTCAATATACTCTTTAATTCTTTCGTAACTATACTCACCTTCAACAACGCTAAGTTCTATTTGATCTACAAAACTATTAGCTAAGAAATCCATCTCTTCATCCTCAACCTTCTCTAATGCATCTCTTACTGCATAAAGGCTATCATATAAAGCATCGATAGATTTATCTAAATTATTAACAAGCTTAGACTTTTTCATATTTAAAGCTATTTATTGCTGCAATTAGGATAGCAACGATGTTTTTCTATAATCATTTAAGATATTAATAATATCTGCTTTAAGATAGTTAATGTGATATGGTATAAACCTATCTTCTTGTAGGTAGAAGATGACACATTTACGACATCGTTGACCGGTCATTTGCTCATGCATATAAGCATACATCGACAATTGTAGAGCATACGTATTAAACTCACAAGTATGTAAGTGATCAACAGGATCGAGCATCCGTTCTCCAAACGGTGAGCTGAACCTAAACTTCTTATTAGTCTTAAAATCTCCTACTGTAAACTCACCCTTCTTATGTTCAAATATAAGATCAGCCATTCCAGCTACGTTATAGTCCTCATTGTATAATAAACTCTCACAATGAATCTTATCATGTCTATCGATATGTTTATCTACAGCCCTGTTGTAGGTTTTATAGAGCCAGCTGTAATTATCTTCCATATCACCATAGCTAATATAATCTTCAAGTAGTTTGTGAATATTTGTGCCTCTATCACAAGCTTTATTCTTTTCCTTCTCCCACATCTCAAGAACCATCTCTTTCGATACACCTTCTCGTTCAGCTACTCTTGATGCATGGAAGTGTTTATCAAACTTCTTCTTATATTGACCAAGTAGAGTAGTTACAGAAATAAACTTACCTTTATCTTTATGCGTGTATGTATGTGACGCTTCATCGAAATTGACAATTTTTGCAGACATTAACATATTTTAATATAAAACTCACGACTATCAACTAAATAATGGTATGGGTGTAAAGATTTCAGAATTACCAACATTTTCCTCTCCTCTTACTGGTAACGAGCTAGTAGCAGTTGTACAAGACTCTATAACTAGTCAAACACCACTTTCAGCTTTCGTAGCGCCTTTAACAGGGGCAGGAGGAATGCTAGCAAGAACTGAGCTCTCTACTCTTTCTGGTGGGTGGGATTCTACTAGAATATATGTAGCAGCGAGATGTACTAGTTGGGATAATGCCGCAGCTTGGTGCACATCGAATGGATGCTCAGTAATAAATTGCGTTTCATCAGGTGCAGCGCAAGGTACAATTAAATCTACTACTGTAAACGGAACTGTAGCTACTATAGATGTACCTGGATTAAAAGCTAGCTGCTCACCATCTTTTCAAGATATAAATGCTTGCGGTACTGTTACTAGTCACAATCTTAAAGGTGGTTATCAAACTTCTGTAGCAGCTGGAGGTAGTTACTCTTCTATAGTAGGAGGCTTTTATGGTTGTGCGTGTGGTACTGGCTCATTTGTTGGAGGAGGTAATAACAATAAAACGTTCGGCTGTTATAGCGCGGTAGTAAACGGAAGTTATAATAGTACATGTGGTAACAATAGCTCTATATTAGCTGGTACATGTAATACTATCTCTAACACAGTTTCTGCTGCAGCAATATTAGCTGGTAGTGGTATTGATGCATGTCTAGATGATACGGCTTATACGCAACGGCTTGTAATAACTGATATTCCTACATCTAGTTCAGGATTACCCACAGGCGCAATATATAGATCCGGTACTGATTTAAAAATTGTAACTTAGCCTCTTGAATTTCGCTATATTGTAAGTAAATTATAGTATAGTTTAATTAGACATGAGCAAGCGTAATAGTGGTAGTACAAAAAAGCAGGCAGCTAAAGGTAAAGCAGTAGAAGCTGAAGTAACAGAAGTAAAGCCTACACTAGTGGGTAAGAATGCTATCTTTCATATGGAAGGTGGGGTTGGTAAGCATGTGGCAGGTTCTGCAGTTATAGCATCATACAAGAAAGCTAAACCTGAGAATAATATCATTGTAGTGTGCGCTTGGCCTGAAGTGTTTCTTAACAATCCACATGTTGATAGAGTTTATAGGATAGGTAACACTCCACACTTCTATAAAGATTACATTTACAAGCAGGATGTTGAAATACACTCACAAGAACCATATAAAACAACAGATCATATTACAAAGAAAAAGCATCTTATTGATTCCTGGTGTGATTTAATTAATATACCTCGTGCGGATACCACACCTGAGTTATTATTAAACTTTAGAGAGAAAGAAGAGGCTGGAAGGATTATCCAGAACCCAACCAACAAGCCAGTACTTCTCATTCAACCATTTGGAGGCCCAGGTAAAGAGCATCAAGAGACTCCATATTCATGGACTAGAGATATTCACCCTACAGTCGCTCAAAACATTGTCAACGCTCTACATGATAGGTATCATATTGTACACGTTTGTTATGACCTACACCCTCAGTTAGAGAACGTACAACGCGTTGATGCTGCTCTGCCTAAAAAAGTTCTCTTTGGTCTTTTACTTTACTCAACAAAGAGACTCTTAATTGATTCTTCTCTACAGCATGCTGCTGCTGCAATGAACTTACCCTCAACTGTTGTGTGGGTAGCTACTCAACCAGAAACTTTCGGCTATGATTTACATAACAACATTAAACCTTCACAAGAGTTTCTAGAAGGTACTGTTGATTCATATCTATATGATTACAGCTTTACAGGAGCGCTTCATGAATGTCAATATGAAAATCCTAGTCAAATATTTGACGCTAATAAGATTGCAAATAGTCTAGTTTAACTTCTTAGTGTTATATGAGCCTTCACGTCTGCGGCGTGAAGGCTTTTTAGTAATAATTGCCATAGATATCATTATCATTGACATCCATATCATATACGTTATCTTTCGAGTCTTCATTAATATCCCAATCAAAGGACTTATCAGCAGAAACACTATCACCTGGTATGTTAGTAGATAGAACACCACTAAACGAGTTCTCAAATACCTGATCATTAACTGGCTCAATAGGCGCGCCAGGCTCGAATGAATATTCGTATCGCTTAGCTCTTACTCTATATACATATGTACCGAGTAAAGGGTTCATTGCTGAAACATCTTGATCCATTCGCTCTGTAATCTCATATACTTTAGCACCTCTACCGTTTGTTCGCATACAGCTTAATGCATCTATGACTACAAGATCACCAGCTTTAGGCTCTATAGACTGACCAACACTAGCATAATCAAACTTTGCTGACGCAGCGTTATAAAAGGTGTCTATATGTAAATAACCTGTAAACTCATCAGCAGCATCAAACCCGAAACTTTGCAATGAAATAGCCTCATTGTTGAGCTCAACATACATTTGAAGTTCTAGTGGACCTTGAAACGTTTTAGTAGGCTCTTCTCCGTATAATAAATTAGCTGCTGATAAATTAAACGGGTTAAAGTAGTATTGAACATCAATACCGAAGTTGTTAATTAGGTCGTTGTAAGCTTGATCAAATACTAACTGCTCCGCTTGCATGTTCGTAGCATTTACAAACTTACCGCAAGATGGAATAGCTGTAGCTGCTAAAACTTCTTCCGGTGTGCAGTTAATAGTATTTGGATTACAGCCCATATAGTTATTTAGTCTTCTTTATAAGCATCCCACACTGATTACCTTCTTCATCTTCAAACATTTTCACCTCTGCACCCGAGTTACCAAGACCTTTTGTTACTCCAGGCTCGTAATCTAAGCCATAAACATTAAGTGTACCCATTAAAGGTTGGCCCATCAGCTTAATTTGATGTGCTCCACCATTTATTAAATTTCTAACGTGAGGGCATTTAGAATTATAGTCCTTACGAACATTATTTTGATGCTTTCTATCTGTACCCCCGTATAAATTTTTACCAGTCCTCATTGCAGCATGCATGTACTTATCTCCTTGATAGTACTCTTTAAAGGTCTTCATATATATACTTAATAAAAAAGCCTACCGATTTAACGATAGGCTTTAATATTGTTGCGTTATTTGTTTTAATTATTTGTCAAAAGCTCTTGAACCTGGCTTAAGATTGCCAACTTTGTTCTGCTTACCGTCGTTATAATGTGTGTTCATGTTAGAACCAGCATCAACTTTTCCAGTTGCTCCTGTACTACTAGCTGCAGCACAAGGCTTAAGGTCACCCACTTTATTCTGCTTACCATCATTGTAGTGAGTATTCATTGCAGTAGGTTCTCCTTCTTCATCTTCGTCGTATTGAGTAGGAAACTGCTCATCTTCATCACCGAGTTCGACTTCTGCTTCGACTTCATCTTCGTCTCCACATGCAGCTTTAAGAACGTCACATAAGTGCTGTGCCATTTCTCTGTCTAAAGTAACTGTTACTTCACCTTCTGCATCGGCGTCGGTCTCAGCATCATCAAGACCAAGTGCATCGAGATCTGCTTCTTCATGTTCACTGCCACTGCCAAAGTCTTCATTGACCATGACCTTATCATAGAGTTTATCAAAAACTGATTTACGCTTCATAAAAATATTTAGTCCTTCCTCAGCGATTTTCTCTATTTCTTCTGAACTTTCTTCATCTTCTTCATCTGAAATAGGTAGTTCATCTTCATCTACAGTATCTTCTTCTGCTTCTTCTCTTTCGGATTTTTTACCTCTTGCTTTCTTAATAGCTTTATCTCTTGATCCCATATACTCAGCAGTACTAGATTCAACCTTTCCATCACCATCGTAATCTTTCTTAGCTTTATGCTCTTCGTCTTCTCCTAAATCAGCTTCGACTTCATTGACATCATCCTCTTCTTCATTTTCTTCATCTTCTTCCTTGCCAACGATACCATAGCGCGCTGCTACATCATCTGAAGTCGGTAGAGGTTGATCACATCCAGTACCAGGATCGTTTCCGTCACCGTATGATAAACCTTTTATATTATAAGCGTTTTCCTTATCACCAACTTTATTAATGTCTACATCGGACTCTTTAAATCCACCTTGCTCGGTTGGACCACCCTGCTCGAGAGGAGCCTCACCGATAGTTCCCGCTGGAACATTCTCATTGACTACTACTTTATCTAAAATAGTACCATATGCTTCACCTAAACTTTGAAGGTCTTTCTTTTTAGCCATATATTTATTTATGGTAAGTAATAAATATTTTCAATGGCTCAGCAAGATAATATGTACTATATGGGGAATAAAAATTTACCCAACGTAAACTGGAAGGGTGAATACACTAAAGAACAAGTAAAAGCTTTAACAAAAGCGCATAAAAACATTTTATACTTTGCTGAAAATTTCTTTTATATTGTTAACCTGGATAGAGGTAGAGAGAAAATTGAATTATATAAAGCCCAAAAAAGAGCTTTACGTAAAATGAGAGACAATCGTTTCTTTATACAATTAGCCTCTAGACAGATCGGTAAATCGACAATGATGACAATCTATATTCTATGGCAGGCAATCTTTAATAAAGATCAACGTATATTGTTAGTGGCTAACAAAGAGGCTACTGCGATTGAAATATTTCAACGCGTAAGGATGGCTTATGAGGAGTTACCTAACTGGTTAAAATCACCGGTAAAGGAATATGCTAAGACCTCTATGACGTTAGAGAATGGGTCACGTATTGGTATTACAACTACTACTGGTACAGCTGCTCGTGGTCAATCTGTTAACTGTCTAGTTATTGATGAGATGGCATTTATTGAACCTCACTTAGTAGAAGAGTTTTGGAAGTCGGTCTTTCCTGTTATTACATCTTCTAAAAAATCTAAAGTGTTTGTTTGTTCGACTGCCAATGGAACTGATAATTTATTTTATAAGTTATATACTGGAGCTGAGAATGGAGAGAATGGCTGGTCGTATGATAGGATATTATGGGATGAAGTCCCGGGTAGAGATGAAGTGTGGGCTAACAATACTAGACAAGCTATTGGCTCTCATGATGCTTGGCTTCAAGAGTTTTGCTGTCAGTTTATTAACTCAGGTGAATCTTCTATCGATGACGATCTATTTGAGAAGATGCAATCACAGATATGTGAACCTAAAATAGTTTTAGATGATGGGCATTATAAGATTTGGGAAGAAGCAGATCCATCTAGAGTATACGCTGCAGGAGTAGATACAGCTGAAGGTGTTGGGGTTGATTCGTCAGTGGTACAAATATTTGATATAACTGATCTTAAAGATATAAGACAAGTAGCATGCTATACTAATAACAAAATACCTCCAGCTGACTATACCAACAAGGTCTATTCTATATTAAGAAATTACGGATCACCTTTGGCTCTTATTGAGCGCAACGGACCCGGAGCACAAATCGTTGATAGACTTGCTAATGACTTTGGATATGAGAAGCTAGTATCATATGGCAATAAAGCCGGGCATAGACGAAACATAATGCAAGGCATGATTGCTCATACTAATACTAAGTACAAGGGAGTACTTAATATGAGATATTATATTAATGAGGCTCGCTCAGTTACAATTCGAGATATAGATACATTAAAAGAGTTACGCTCATTCGTAAGATATCCTAATGGTACCTGGAAAGCTAGACAAAGTCATCATGATGATAGAGTTATGGCGACCCTTTACTCCCTCTTTATATTAGAAAAAGAAATTACTGAACGTTTTTTCGAAATACTTGAATTAGATGATAGAGGTAAGCCTATGGTTATTGAGGCTATGGACTTTGGATTAAAGTTCTTTGAAGATGCTACCTCACTATATGCTGACAATGAAGTAGTTGGAGCTAATAATATGCTACCTCCAATTGTATTTGGTATGGGTGATAATCAAGCTGAAGAAGAAATGGATGAATTGGAAATGCATGGCTTTCAATCTCTAGAATAAATATTTACGATGGCAGTAAATCAAAACAATCAATCTATCTTAAACAAGAGCCGTCTTGATAAGTTTATACTTGTCTTTTCTGTACCACCAGCGTTAAGAGAAGTAAATGTACGAGAAAATAGCTCTCGTAATAGTAATAACGTCATTGAAGATAAACTTCAACTGTCTGTTTATGGAGCTGTTGTACCAGAACTTACTGTTCCATCTATCGAGATACCATATGCAGGTAGCAATTTGTATCAATCTGCGCATGCAAGAGAGCCTTATCCTCCAGTTACGGTTAACTTCACAGCTGACAATGAGTTCAACAACTACTGGGTTATATACAAATGGTTAAATTTAATGCATGATCAAAAGACTGGTGTGTATGATGAAACGGATCTAGATCCAGATAACGAATTTAATAATTATCAGACTGATATGACCTTATATGGTCTAGATGAATATGAGAATAAACGTATAGAGTTTACATATACTAAAGCTTTTCCAGTCACCTTAGGTAATTTAGAATATAACTATAGAACATCAGATGAGATAGAGTCATCTTTCACTTTTGTTTACTCACAGTTACACACTAAATTATTGAATTAATAAGAAAATATTTATTCAAAAAGAATAAATAATTTTATGGCTAATAGGACAATACAATCTCCTGGTGTTGAGATTCGTGAATCTGATCTATCACTTAGAACAGTTTCTCAGGGTACAACAACATATATGGCAGGT